ATAGATACAAAGTTCTGGTTATTTCGTTTTCCGATATTGATCTCTTGTTTCCAGCATCTGTTATGACCGATCATAATCGTATTAATGCCATTGGAGACTACGTGATTAATCAATACCCTACTAGCTTTATGAAGATAATCCTTGATCTTGTTATTCCTTTTGTTGGTTAACGACCTTATTCGCTTTGATATTTGTTTATTGCCTTTTAATATTGATTTTAAATATGCTAATCTTTTATTATAATACTGGTTGATGGACTTCAAAGGTCTACCATTGATGATAAAGCAAGAACCGGTATTTGATACGCAAGACGCAAGATTATTAAGTCCAAGATCAATACCAAGGTAATTCCCATTATCATATATAAGGTTTTTCTCTTTCTTATTATATACGATCTCAAGAGCAATATATCCATTCTTAGGAACAAACCTAAGCTGTTGGATATTTTGCTTGTTGGTTCTTGTAGTAAAAGAGAATTGCTTTGGTAACTTAATAATACCTTGCTTTATCCATTTCTGAGAAAAGGCTGTTGTCGAGAAAACAGCCATAAACATCCCGTCTTTGTCAAGATACTTAGGTATTCTTACTTTCTCAGAATATTCACATCTGTTTTTCTTGTTAAGAAGATTGAAGAAGGACTTGAAATTCCGATCAACCATCATAAGTACCTGTTGGGCTACTGGTGTTGGTAAAGCACGATAGTCAACGTCATCTTCTGTTCTTAATTTCTTTTCAAGGGAGTAATAGTTGAGGTATTTATACTTAACAGTATTATCATTCTTATATTGAAAGTAATGCTGCCTAACAACATACAATCCTTTATTGTATAAGCTCTTGCACTTATGCAACAAATCTTGAAGCTCATTGTAATATATTGAGCTTTGCTTGATTATATGTTGTTCGACCAATCTCATGACACAAATATATAGATTATTATTTATATATAAAAATAATTCCTTACATTTGTGATGTAAAGTTATATATAATCACCATATATTATCAAGAAAAAATGGATATATTCGCGCCATGGTCGGTTGGATGAGTGGTTTAGTCGGTGGTCTGCAAAACCATATACCTCGGTTCGAATCCGGGACTGACCTCATATTTGCAATTCTTTTCTGGGGTGATAACCAATAGGTGTATGGGGTTTCTTGTACACCTATTATTTTATCAATCCGAATCTTTTCAACAACACGAATAATACAACCAATATACCTAAGATCGACATAAAGATAATAGCCATCGGCCACCTTGATTCCTCCTTATCGTCTATATCCTTATGCTTGATGTCTGTCTTCTTATCAATATCCTCAATACCGGTGATCGTCTTATCAACGCCAAGGGAATCGGTCGTCACCGTGCTATCCCGCCGGCCGATGACGATATGGGCGTCAGTCACGGACGATACCGGTCGCTCTCCCGTGGCGGGATCAATATCCTTATCCGTATCGAATTTCCTCTCAGTTATAACGATATCGGCATTAAGATCAGAGGTCTTTATCTCCACCATCTTGCGGTCTATAACTTCGTTTATCATCGTCTCTATCCTGCTTATCAGCCGGCTATCAATAGACGCCTCGCTAACCTGCCTCCTGCTTCCACAAGAGGACAGGAATAGCGACAGACCTAAACAAAAAATCGCCCTAAGACTTATCCTTAACCTTATCATCGGCAATCCTCCTTATATCGTCAAACGTCTCATCAGGTATGTTCTTGGAGAAGCCAAACATCTTGAATACGTTTATCCTCTTGAATACGGCCTTGAACACCTTCACCAAATAAGCGTCAGCGAAAGCATTCCCTATCGTATCCAGGAAAAGCATCACATATCCAACAAGGGCTATATACACCCCATATTTGGTAACGGTAAGTATCATGCTAGCCTCCTCCTCGATCGGGTATAACGTCTTATATATAACACATAATGTCATTACTATAAAACAAGACAAAGCGAACTCCTTAAGAATATCAGTGAACCTGACCTCCCTAAGCCATCTCTTGAAACTAAACCTCCTCCTACGGCTTCTACGGAGCTTCCAGCCCCTTACGCTTTGCGCTAACCTAGCCAAAAAATTCGCTATTAATACTATAAGTAATACAGTCAATAAATGATGCACTGGCTGGAAGTAAGCCCAACAAGAAGCACCATACGCAAGCGCTATATTCCATAAAGCCCCCACTCGCTCTATCATGTCTTTGTCTTTCATTTTATACCCTATACGCAAAGTTAACCACTATACCGTTAAGCACCTAAAACACCACGGCGTGTATACCGTTCCTCGTATCAAGGCTGTCAAAATGCAACCAACCCACCTTCCCTTCAAGCCGGAAAGGATATGGTAACATATCTTGATGATCCAAAATCAAGCCTCTGGCCTGTTCCGCCGTCATTGACTTGACATCGAAATCCCCAGCCTTACCCAACACATGAGCGGATAGATAAACATCTTTCTTATCCTTCACGATCTGGCAGATGTTGCATCTAAGACCACGTTGGGAAAACTGCCCCTGCTTGTCCCAATTATTACAATACATAGGCTGTTTGATTATATCCCTCCGTAATATAAGAAGATTATGGAGAAACGCTGTATCAAGAAACTGCCACGATCTGTCCTTCCACTTATTGTATGTATGAGGACACACCAATTCCACTATATCAAAATACGAACCTAGTTCTTTTATAATATCATTTCTATTCATATTATCAATTTTTAAAGTAATGCAAAATAATAATACCACGATAACCTGATCCTCCTCGACCGCCTGCGGCCCCATGATTAGAAGCTTTAGAGGCTCCTCCTCCACCACCTCCATAATAAGTGGCATCATCTCCATTTTTGCCATTAATAATAACGCCCTCAATATCCTCGACCCCAGCTCCATCACCTCCTCCGTGATTTCCGCCTTTCCCTCCGGATAAAAAGCCCATATTCGATCCCGATCCTCTTGTATAAGCTTCCGATCCACCACCAGCTCCCATAGGGTAAGGATAACGATCAGGATACTTATTATTAAAAACATATGATCCATCTTGCCCTGGATTTCCCGGGGAAGGATCATGACCATCCCCTTTAACTCCATATCCGCCTCTTCCACCTTTACCGGCAATAGCCTGATATATACCGAATATACTATCACCACCTATATCTCCTACAACCACCCTATATGTAACACATGGATTTACGGGTATAGTCCTAGTCAGTACACCACCTCCGTTACCACCACTCCCGGCATTATATAGATAGGAATATTCTCCATTAAGACCTCCGGCGACCAACGCGAACTCAACCTCATAGACCCCATCAGGAACCTCCCAATATCCATTATCCTGAGGGGACAGTTCCTCGAATACCTCTATTACCTTCCTTTTGGGTAACATCCTTCTTCTCATCATAAGGCAAATAGGATTTTACCCCCCCCAATTTAGTTTTAAAATATTGATATTCATAATATTATTCTGGTTTAATCGTCCATCTCTGGGCGTAATTATTTTTTAATACATATATTTTCTCCATAGGCGTAGCGGGAGACCCGTTGGACTGGCCTTTCACGAATCCCTCGGGGGCCTGCTCTGTGCCGGAAGGACGCTGATTCTCGCCAGGATGTTGACTACCATACATAGAAACCGCAAGTCCATAAAACTGATTTCTTTCCCCATCTTTGGCCGCGGATGCCATGGTAATCTGATCCCATCCTACAACAAGGTCGTAGAAAGAGTTCACGAAATCATCTGATCTTTTTTGGCTATGAGTGGATGCATTCACGTTAAACCGTGTAATAGCCCTCATCTCATAAATATAATCCGGAAGCTTATCCATTCTAAGACTATTGCTATTAGCTGCAATGAAACTAGTAAGATGTTCCAATCCCCTTCCAGACATATTATCATCATTCCAACCCGTCCTCCTTTCTCCATTCATCCAGTCATTTAAAAAATCAAATTTAGTAATGTTAGGATTTATCTTATCTACCTCGAAAAAAGGGAGGGTATTTATATCAAAATAATTCCACATATCAGAAGGGCATGGAGTTATAACCAACGAAGTTAATTTAGGAAGATCATTAAACTCCTTTATATACCTATCCAAATAACATGAGGACAATTCAAGGGTTTGAAGATTTTTCATATTCTTTATATTCCTTATCCCGCTAGATTCTATATCCCTAAGATCAAGCATATTAAACATACTTAAATAATACACCTCAGTCTTACTAGTTATAGCCTCAGGCATTTCAGTCATTCTTTGCCCTACATTTGAAAACTCTATATAAATTAATTTATTAGATCTCGACAATTTATCTACCGGTATGCCATCATTAACATACATCGTATGACTTACGACCAAAAATTCAAGACCTGGAATATCTACGATCGGGAAAGCCGTCATCTTACAAGCTTGAATATTGGCATAATAAATATCACAAGTAAAATCTATCGACACAGCCCGTTGTACGTCCCTCCTCCCATCAGCGTAAGTATGATTATCCACAGGTACGTATTGCGATCCATCCTCCTTCCTGAACCACCACGTAGTATTGGGATTTTTCCTGTGTTGTATTGCCAAAGAACGGAATATAATACGATAATTATCCTGCCCTTGAACCTTGGTCATAGGAAACTGTTCCTTTATTCCATCCCCCCAATCCACATTAGCCATACCGGGCTTTCTGGATCTAAACTCAACAAACGTATTAAAAGGATTACTAACGACAGGATCGGGTACATAATTACAATCATCGGTATAATAATTTCTAAGTGCCCTATCCCATGTGGTGAACCACACGAACTTATTTGATGAAGCCTCATATTTATATAATGTCTTAGCCATGGCTCTCTACCTCCCTTCTCTCATTTTCAATATAATCAATAGCTATATTAATATCAAGTCCATTATCGGACATGATATCCATCAAATCATCCTCACCATAAGCCACATACTTTAAGGCATTATCATCACACAATACATCACCATGACCTATAATAACATCCTTACCTGAAACGACTACTATATATGGGTCATGCATGTATCTACGAAACGACATGAAAGAAGCCGTATCCTCCGGTTTTACAATCCATGTTTGATTATAATTATTGGTAAGCACATATATCTTCTCCATAGGCGTTTGAGGATCTCCATTAGATATGCCCTTGACAAATCCGGATGGAGCTTGAAATATACCAGAAGGCCTATAATGATAACTCTTATAGGACGAAGAATAGAAATCTACCCTTAATCCATAGAATTGATTTCTTTTACCATCAGAAGCATTACCGGACATAGTAATACTATCCCATCCTATGATATACTCATAAAAATTATTTACGAATAGATCAGTACGAGCCAATGATCTTAACGCTAAATACCCGCAAACACTTGTCATAGCCCTCATCTCCCTAATATATTCAGGTATTTTATTAAGATCTATATCATAACTATCAGAGAAATCCATCGAATTGATATTTTCCAATCCCTTACCAAGCATATATGGATGCCAATCCTTTTGATCATCATAACAATACCAATTGCCAAGATGCAAAAACTTAGTCAACGTGGGATTTATCTTATCTATCTCATCCATGGATATCATGGTATCAGGATCATATCCATCTTGCCTATTCCCAGAATGGATAATAAGTGTATTAAGATTCTTGAAGTTAAGCCATTCCCTTGGATATACTTTAGTTAATGATCCGGCTAGATCAAGATAAGATAAATTAGGGAATATCTCCGGTAATTTTCTTATATTGGAATTATCCGTATCCCTGAAATCACATGATCCCCCTAAAACTAAAGTGCTTAACTTGGATAAAGATCTCCATTCCTCAGGAATGGATTTAATCATATGGTTACCTTCGCTTATGTAAATAGAATTTATGTTTACTGATCTCTTTATCCTATCAATCGGTATATTACCAGCTCCATTCCCTATTCCAGAAAGAGATATATTACTAAGATCTGGGATGTCCAATATAGGAAATGATCTCATCCTTAAAGTTCCGGATACAACACTATAAACATCATTAGAGAACGAGAATGATACCACATGATCCCCTACAAATCCATAATCATGATTAGGGATAGGGATATATTGACTGCCATCTTCCTTCCTGAACCACCATGTGGTAGAGTCAGGATTCTTCCTCCATTCAATATCCAGAGATCTAAATATTAAACTATATATAGATGATCCCCTTCGTTTGACAAAAGGATATTGCTCCTTTGTCCCATCGCCATAATCCACATAGCAGAACCCAGGGCTATACGACCTAAACTCTATATTCGAATTATAGCCTGCTCCTTGTGTGGGATCAGGTACGATTGATACCTTATCTCCATAATAATAATTACTTAGAGCGTATCTACCTCTCTGAGGGAACATGGTAAAAGTACTGTTATTCGTATCCTTGCATATCAGCCTCATACCTCTCCCTCCTCTATTCTCCTGAAATACTCGACAACCGGTGAGCTGTCCAATCCCAGATCGTTACAGATATCTATAGCCTCGTATTTGTCGGCGAAATTATACTTACTCATATTATCATCCAATACATCTCCGCTGAACACGGATACATGGGCGTCCTTTACGCCAAGGACGAACGGGGTAATCCTAGCCTTCCCAGCCCGCCTTGCCCTCGTAAGGGCGGCCTTAGAAGCCGGGGCAGGGGCCAAGACCCATGTCTGCCCGTAGTTATTGGTAAGCACATACACCTTCTCCATAGGCGTCGTAGGATTACCGTTGCTAACACCCTTATCAAACCCCTCAGGGGCTTGATAAACGCCAGATGGTCTCTTGTTGGTAGGAGCTACGGAAGTATATAAATCTAAGGTGAGTTTATAAAACTGATTCCTATTACCGTCAGAAGCCGTCTGTGACATCGTTATATAACTCCACGACATTATCTTATCATAAAATGTATTTACGAATGTATCAGCCCTCTCCTGCGTATTTATAAATGTACCACCATCAAGCAAAGTCCATATCCTAAATTCCCTTACCTCATACAACCAATCTGGGAGATCGTCTACCGGTACCGTGCCTGAATTACAATACGTGCCCTGAATCTTATTCAACTTACCTTCTACTAGATCTTGTTTCCATGAGCTACCACTACCCATAAAAGTAACGCCTGTCTTATCATCTCCAACCTTATCCACCTCATCAAATACAGGTATATTATTCCGATTGCTTATAATGTTTATACCTTTTGCTGGAATAGAATTAAAAGCCGGATCATAAGAAGGGATGTTACACCAGTTGAAGTTAAATTCAGTAAGATTCTTCCATTCAGAGAATCTTCTCCAATTAGAATCAGGATTATCAGCGAAATTAAAAACGGAATTACACCCAAAATACTTCAATCTTTTCATTTTTAAAAGCCCCTCCGGCCAATTATCCCAAACACCAGGGTGAGAAAAAGCCCCCATCCGTATATTACGAAGATTAACGCTCTTACTTATCCTGTCATATGGGATATCACCATTTTTAAGAACGGATCTGACCATAGCCAAATAAGTTATATCAGGTAGATTAACTACAGGAAACTCATGGAGGACAATACCCTCCATATTGAACTCCCCATCGATTACGTTAGAGAACCTCATCGTAACCTCCCTACGCCTGATATCGCTATACTTATGTGGAGGAACCGGTATATACTGAGATCCATCCTCCTTCCTATACCACCATGTAGTATCGTCAGGATTCTTTTTGTACTCAATATCTAAAGACCTGAATACTATCCTATAACTACCGTCAGATATCTTGACCAAAGGGTATTGATCCTTTGTCCCGTCACCCCAATCAACATCCACGAATCCCGGTTTAGATGTCGAGAACCTAAGATTGCGATTAAAAGCATCCGCTGATATTATCGGATCGGGTATATAATCAGCACCCTTACCATCAAAACAAGGGAATCTATCCTCATTCACTATAAACGTGACATAGGACGCTACCGTGTCGTATCCTACTAAAAAAGCCATACCATTAATTTATTGAGGTTATATCATAAGACACCCATTCCTTATATCCATTAACCATCTCATATACTTTGTTGATGGTCTTGCATACGACGGCGAATCCGATATCCACGTTAGGGAACTTCTCGTTAAGCTCATCTATTGTAAGCTCCTTGGTTATGCTCTCATCCCACTTACGCATCTCCTTTACCTCCATAAGGATCGGTTTACCAGTTGCGCCTACGCTCATGACCCACTCTCCCTCACGATTGGCATCCGCCAGATCGGGGAAGATAGTAACGCCAAACAACTCCGTGAGCACGAACTCATCACCGTTCCGGGTAAACGACACCGCCGCCCCGGGGGTCAAGACTACCTCGTTCACCGCCAGCATACTCACCAGCTTCTTGGCTCCCCCTGATACGGTACCATTCAACACGACAGTCACGTTACCCGTAGCACTATTAACGAACTTGATATCATTCTTCTCGCTATTTATAGCCTGTAACCTAGACCCAGATACGATATTTACGATCTCATAATTCTTGTCGTAAGTGCTCTGTAGCGTCACATTACCGTATTTAGTATCGATAAGGGTAATCCACTTAGCCTTACCACCTACTATCTCAACAAGCTTATAAAACACGTCATTGCCGTCAGCGTCAACCCATCTAGCTATAGCTCCAGGAGCGAAATTAGTCACCTCCCGATCTTGGGTATAACTTATAGTGCTTTCCGTAGGCTTATTAGTCAAAGTAACATAAAGGCATTGCTCTACGTCGGCTTCCATCTTAACTATCCCAGCTCCATCGTAATAATAATCAGGTACATTTTTTTCTCGTATCAACAAGATAGTACCTTCCTTAAGCTTATCGGCGTTAGTTGGATCATCCACGAAAGACTTCATCTGGATATAAGTATCGAAGATAATAGACATACTCTTATCCTCTATCTTCTGATTGATATCATTGACAATATTATTAATCTCGTCTTTCGTATAATAAGGAGATAAATCAACCTTCGGGCCTTCCTGCTCTAAAGCCTGAGTTCCATCCCACCAATAATCAGGTACCTCCTGCTCCCTGATCCAGAAGCTGTCCCCCACACGGAGCTTAGCCGTGTTCTCCGGAACCGCCAGCCACTCATTCATGGCATCGACCGTATCAAAGATATACGCCGCGTTCTTGCCCTCAGCTATACGTCTTACGACAGCCAACTCGCTCTCGACATCGCTAAGTCTTTCCTTTATATTATTGATCTCTCGCTCTAACTTATCATAATTATCCTCCTGATCTATAGCGTCACCGATGGACATATAAACCTCGTTAGTGAGCTTATTGTAGGTAACACGAGCCACCTTCTCGTAGGATGTCTTATACGTAGATGAACCCTTACTGGTATGACAAACAAAATCATACGTATTTTGATACACCACAGATCCACCGGTATTGATGAAATTATATCCGTCTTGGCTCATCGTACCTCCCTTGTATCCAACAAGTTCAAAAGAACATTTACCCGTACCTTTAGATCCAAACCATGTAGCGTAGGCCATGAAATACGTCTCTTCAGGTAGGATATCATAATATTTAGCCCTTAAATCCTTCACCGACATCCAAACACATTCCTTACCAGAACCGGTATTATCACCACCCCATTTAAGAACTTCTCTAACAGAGCTATCTCCATTTCCGGGACCAGACCAACCTACAGCAAGATTATCTATGGTGGGAACATTAGAATTAAGGGCTTCCGTCATCGTGTCCAAGTCCCTTCCGGAACTTGATTCCCATAAATATCTGAACGTCACAAAATCAACATCCCCGATCTTAATGCCTCCGGTATTACTAGGATATGTTTTTGTGACTAACTCATAATACCATTTACCATCACGGAAAGTAACCCTTATCCTCTCTACTTGCTTGGGGGATATAGAGACATATGATCCGCCAACAGAAACGTTATCGCCATCAACCGCACGGGAAGTCCCATCCTTTGGATCCTCAGGGTCCACGGGGGTGTAGATCGCAGCCTGCTTATCTCCGGCATTGATAACAACTATATAATAGCTGTCCCCATCAAGACCCTCATCATGAGCCATGGTTACAAAGCCCTGCTCGCTATCCGGCCTCCATTCAACGACAACCATATGCTTATCCATAGGTATACCGGAAACGCTGTTAACGTAATTGGTTGACGACATGAAAATGGCATGATCATCATAAGCCTCATCAACACGTTGATGCTTAGTAGCCAATCCGTCAAGACGTGATATCTCAATGGGGTCAGTTACCTCGACCCCATTATAATCATACCACTTATATCCTATCATCGTATTCTCACGACGATATTTCCTTTTTCTTACGACCTGACCTCCAGCTAAGGCGTCAATCATAAAATAATCATTACATACTTTAACCATAGCCGTTCAGATTAACAGGTTTGACATAAACAAGCCACGATAGTAGCGCCAACAGGAATGGCGGTCAGCGTAGTCCCCACCGGGTAGGTAGGAGAGGATGACTCCATCACCATCAACGACGTCCGCTCTACGACCATATTGTTATCAATCAACCGGCTCCCCTCCACATAGAACCGGCCATCGGCCACCTCATAGCACTCTCGCACCGGAACCATATGTCTTTGGCTCTTATCCGCATAATCGCAGATCGTCACCTTAGCCCCATCCGGTATAGACGTAAGCTCATCACCTACATTATAATCAGGATGATCAGAGTACACGACATACAATATAGACTTAATATCCTGCAATGCCGGATTGACTGTCCTGAATCCCTTCAAATGTATCTTATGACCACCGATCTCATAACAATCATCCACGTCCATGATATTAAGATCACAACTGATAACCGTCCAGCCGTTAATAACCGTCTGCGTAGGGGTAGTATTGATAGGATGATCGGGGTCGGTAGACTCAACGATCTTATAGTCGAAAGTCTTTACATCCAGATTTCCGTTCAACGACTCCTGTCTCCTGATCTTCACCGTACCCTTTCCGGTATCATAACAAGTCTCAGTGGTATCTATAAGTCGATCCATATAATCCGGCTCCTCGCATTCGATACGAGTGAAATTAGATGGCAAAGAGGCATATTGAGTACCAACATGGATATCATTGTCTGTAGAACTCAATACATGATGATTATACGACCTAACATGATTTAAAGGGTTGATAACGTAAGTGGATTTAATCCTTACCGATCCTCCCGGTGTCGAGTAACATTCTATCGCATTTCTGGTAATACGATCATCCAACCTTTCTAGAGCACACCTTTCACGGATAAAATCCGCAGGGATATTATTTATCCTATTTCCTAGCCCATACTTATTATCAGACGAGTCCACAATCTCCCAGAACTGGTTTCTTTTCCCAAGATCACCGTCATAAGACACCACATGTCTCATACGCACGCTTCCGGCTGATGTCTTGTAACACTCCTCGATACCAATAGGCATCCTATCTTCCATATCCGTGAAATCACAAGACACCAAAGAGAATCCGTCCGGGAGGGTAGCCAGTTCGGCCCCCGGAACGAAGCCGGCGTCATCCGATTCAAGCACCTCGAAGCGGACGTATCTTGCCTTTATCTTGGAGTCATAAGAAACCAACCTACGAAGCTTGACATTGCCATTGCCTCCGTCATAACACTCGACATAAGACCGGATGTCACGCTCCTCCATATCGTCGAAATCACAGACAGTCCTTACCCACGTATCTGGCAAGGAACTGAAGCTGGCGCCCTCAGGTTGTGACGGATCGGTAGTCTCCAGGACTTTATAGCTCTTATCCCTAACTCCTATATTCCCGTCCCATGACGTGAGAACCTCCAGCTTCACCTTACCGGCCGGTGTCTTATAACATTCTACAGTTACCTCAATATCCCGGTCCTCCATATCCGTGAAGTCACAAACGACCTCAACCCAGTCATCGCTTATGCTGGTGATAAACTTACCTACCGGATTCTCAGGATCGGTACTTTGCTTGACGCGATACCATTCCTTTCTGGTACCCATCTCGTAATCAAATATCTTATATCCCTCTATCTGCACCCTTCCGGTTCCGGTATCAAAGCATTTAAGCACCGGTATTATCTCCCTTTGGGTCATGTCCGGGAAATCACATACTATACGACTCCATGTATCGGGTATCTTATCATACTCCGTACCGATAGGATTGCTATCGTCAGTCGTATTTACCACCTCATAATGGGATACCTCCGGGTTCAGGCGGGGGTCTACCGACTCAACGCCCTCGATCTGGACCTTGCCCCCTTCCGTGGCGTAACATTTACTTACGAATATCAACTCCCGATCGGTCATCTCCGCTATGCTACAATCTATAGCTACCCACTCGGCAGGAATCTTATCCAATTCCGTACCAATAGGCGTATCAACATCTGAAGAGTTGATGATAAATATCTTCTCGGCCAATATCTCACCCTTATTATTCATATAGGTATGGATACGAGCCTCTACCTGACCTCCCGGAGTACGATAACATTGGTTGACGATCGACACACGGGCGTCCTTGATGTTAATGAACTGATAGTCCTTTTTAGGAACCTCACTTACAAGTCTCTTTACTCCTTTATCATCGAAGTACACGTAACACCCGTCATTCCTCATCATGACCGGATACGTCTTTCCGTCTATGACAACACCTGAGAAGTCATCTGGCGGAACGGAGAAACCCATGCTTCCGAATATAGAAGCCAGTCTCTTTAAATACTCATTTATCGCAGACATAATATCATATTTTAATTCTACTGCCTCAAAGATAACAAAAAAGGGAAGAGAATTGAATCTCTCCCCTTTAGGAAATATATGAACGCAAAAAAGGTTCTTTATTTCGGCTCAGTTACGATGGCCGGTCCAAGACCAGCGGCAGCACCGATCATGTTAATCATCTCCTGAACACCCTCATGAGCGCCATAGCGTACACGTAAGATCAGATTAACCGGATCATCGGCGAGAACCTTACCGAATCCTTGAGAGTACCTATGAGGATTAATCGTGATCTGGAAGTCCACGTATTGGGCTGTTTGTTCAACACGGCTGTATTCGTTCATGAATGTCCGTCCCATGAAATCCTGATGTTTCGGGAAACCGTTGAAATGAGCATAGCCCTTCAACTCGTCATCCATCATATTACCGCCGACATGAGTACGTGGTGCTTTGCTGGACAGTCTCTCGAAATTAAGTTGATCCCACCAGATAGGAGACCCCTCGTCAAGAGAATCAGGATAACCTCCGCTAGCGCCAACGATCTCAACGCTATCCTCTACATAAGTCATTTTATCCATCAAGCACTCTGACGGAGATAATAACATTTCCTTACCACGGAAACGGATACCGCACTTGCAGTTAGTACCAAGTTCCTGAGCCGACTCCAATTTCTTCCACATACGGTTGCGGTAGGACGCCGGAGCCTCGCTGGTGAAGAATCCCTCGAACACCTTGTCGCACTCATCACACGACATGTTAGTATATACCGTTGTCTGGAAGCTATGCTGGCAAGCCGCAGGAGTACCGTAGTCAGTGATCTCCAGTTCCGGGAAAGCCTGTTTGATTTCCTCCAACGCACTGTTTCCGCACTCATCATCCGGGATCGTGATATAATACTTCTCGGTGGATACCTTACAAGAACCACAAGCCGACCAAGAAGCGGTACGAACCGTAGGATTCTCACACATATCGGATGTCTTAGCCACATAGTAGATAATAGCCGTAGGATTGGCCTCCACGAAAGTAGAGATCTCCTCATCCGTCAATTTCTTGGAAGTAGCGGCAATATACAAACCTGATCCCTTGATCTGACTCATCTTATTAACCGTATCGGCTACAACGTTAGGCAATGACTCCACCGTAGTAGACATATCAACACCGTCATCCTCCAAGGAGATAGAATACAGATAACCACCCTTAACCTCGGTATAGTTAGGAGGACAATCCGTACATCCTTTCATGATAGAGATCAGACGTTGAGTATAATCAGCCGGTTTAGCGCCTTTCTTCATCACCTTATAACGTGACATGCTACCCTCGATAGTCTCACGTACGATCTTCAATCCTGGATATTGAGCGCGAACCTCAGCTAATGCCAGATCATCACCAGTATCGCATACCTCCATGCAATAGAAATTGACATCCTCCGTCTCAGGCTCAGTAGCCTCATTAGTACATCTTGTAACCGGAATGATATCAATATAATCGGATAATTTACCACCACCGGCAATAGGTTGGTTCTTCATCCGCTCGATACACTTCAATACGGCGGGTAACAAATCAACCTCCTCGCAAGGATCACATTCCTCGCATTGATTAGGGGTATTGTCGCAATCATCCAAGAGGATAGCGTCAAAGATCTCAACACGACCTCCCTCGTAGCCAAGAAGCTCGAAAGCCCTGCCGGCGAGAATCAAGCGGATAACGATACGGTCGCCCTTGGAAACGGAGAAAGCCGTGTCGTCAGAGACACCATTGTATCCTAAGATAACGTCATCGACATAAGCGTGATCCTTCTTCGGCCAGGAAGCGTAAATCTCGGTGATCTCATTCAACGAGAACAAAGGCGTGGAAAAATCCTTGTCATATATAGAGCGGGAAGCCGCTTGTTCATTACGACCGATACGGATCTCATAACGCTTATCATTACGAGGCTTACCGGTAAAATCAATCACGGCCTTACAACCGTTCTCGGAAGTATCTTTAGTATCGTAAATACCGATCTGTCCTTCCTTTAATAAGATGGAATCAACATCCACCATCTTAGCGTGTGGGGATACGAAAAGTACCCTGTCTTGCGGTCTGTGCAACATATTATCAATATTTTAATTTAAAAATCATTTACCTAACGCAAACATAATCATAAACAACATCACCGCAATAAAATGAGGTCGTGAGTATACGACATAATATGATGTTTACATTTTATGTAAAACAAAAAGCCTACCCGTTTCCGAGTAGGCTTAATGATCAAACTAACGGTGTTTATCTAAAAGAAGCCACATTATCCTTATCAAACCGATACCTCTGCAACTCATTCTCGTTAAGGTTGAATTGCTTGGCGACCATATCCAAAATCTCCTCCACCAAAGGATCGGGCAGCTCAGGGTCGATGTCCGTGGACCGCTCACCGGCGGCGTTGATGTACCCGGCCAGATCCACCCGTACCGGATTCCGGTAGTAGGTCATCCTGACCTCGTCTGTACGAAAGCCGTCCTCATACACCACGACCTTCCCGTCACCTATGGTGTAGAACGTTTCCCGATAGTCAAAAGAAGGCCTATTGTTATCATCCCCAAGAAGCTCATGGACATTCTCGTTCTTAGCCTCCCACATGACAAAATCTCCAACCTCACATCCGTTATAAGAAAACGATCCTTTTATATTTGAGAACCATAAATAATCATCAGGAAGACCGAATGATGTAGATTCGGGATCATCAATATGACTAACCTCATTAAGCGATTTCCAGTATACCAGAAGAGTTTGTATAGATCGGATGGTCTCATCATCCTTCCTATTAAGATAGTATCTTATCAACCTGTCCTGAGCCTCATTGAACAAAAGCACGAACCTCCCGGGATCAAGCTTAATCCCACCATTGGCGAGATTCTGCTCATTCTTCTGCAAAGACCTTAGATACGCTTCTTGGATCGTCATCGTCATTCCTCCTTATCAACCTTATCACCTTCCTCTACGTCTTCCTCCTTCTTGACATCCTTAACCTTCTTGGTCTTGGTCTTATCGTCTATATTAGAAATAGACATAAGTTCCTCGTACTCATCCAAGACATTAGCCTTTACACTGATAAGATCTTTCTTGGTAGCCAAGAACTCGGCGGACGTACGGGTGTCAGGACCTATGATCTGACCATTATATTGCAAGCCAGATGGAGTCATGTTGATACGACCGTTACGTTGAAGGACATTTACGATACGATAGAACTCAAGAACTTCCTCGAAATCACCCTCCAATGAACGATCCCAAATATCAAGCAGATAATCGATGTTGGTCTTCTTCTCGTTCATCCAGTTCGATAACGATCCGGTGTAATAATCATCCTCCGTAAAATCAGGACGAGTCACGATGCCGATATACAGAAGAAGGTCGATGACAGCCTGACGTTCCTTGCCACCTTTCTTAAGGGCGTTGATGAACTTATAGCTGATATTCATCTTATTGATCTCACGCTGCTGAACGAAATCCTTGGCGTTGTCTTTCTCAATGAAACAGAACATGGAGTTCATGAAAATAGGATCACCATCCATTTCCTGAGGAGTCAACATGCCAGAAAATACAGCCAGATATAAATAAAATAACTCAACGGTATTAGCCGTGTTATAAACCTTACCCATATAGATCTTGTCTTTAGCATCATCCCAAAACTCGAAATTGGTCTGGGAAAGATCCTTCTGGGAAATATTCTCAAAAGGCTTCATTATATTATTGACACGCTGATTAACCAACTTATCAACCTCATTCTTATCCATGCCATTATAACATCTTGATCTTGGATAAAAACCGGTATTGTAAACTTCTGAGAAATCATCCCACGGGCAACATACGTGAGTAGCATTCTCCGGGAACGGAGCCTTGGCTATATTGGCGTCTTGGAAGGCCTGCGGAGCGCTTCCGTCGTGTTTACCTACCACCTCATACAAGGTATCTGACATGATATTGAAGCCATTTACCTCGACCAATACCTTCTTTGATTTTAAAATCTCTTTCATTTCCTTATTTTTGCGTTACTTTCCTAAAAAAAGAGGAGAGGAATATCCTCCCCTCTAAAAACCAAATTACATATGAAAAAAAACTTAGCCGAAGTAGTTCGGTTGAAGCTCGATAATCAAGAACTTGCTGTTATCCATAACCCAAGCCGCTGAAGCTGAGTGGCACCAGAATTGCTCTTTCATGCCCGGCAAGGATGATACGATCTCATTACCGTTAGCTTTGTGTGCCCAACGACCATACTCATAACCCCACCACATGCTTACGCCTTCTGGCTTGATATAAAATACGTTGTTATTCATATTACCTAACTTAGCGTTAGCCGTATTAGGAATAGCGGAATATGCGTTAGTCGATCCAGCGTCAGTGATATTCTCAATAATACAAGAATAAGAGGATCTAGGATACATGCCATTCACTAACTCGCTACGATCTGTCATGTCAGCGTAATCCAAAGAAGGATCGTGCTCGAACTCTACATTTCCGATGCCGGGAAGAAAAGCGCCCTTAACCTGTACCGGACCTAAGATCATAGCATCATTAGTACCAGAGATAGGATTAGAAGGCAACATACGGTCACTACCCATACCCCAGCTCAAATTACTCAACGTAGTAAAGAAAGCCTCTCTAATCAACTTCTCTAAGTTGACCATAGCCATAGCTCCTACCTTGAACTTAATCTTACGCTCCGTAATAGGAAGATCTTGACGACCACGGAAAATATAAGCGGCAGCAGCCATAAGAGTATCCTTAGTAATACCCATCGGGCGACTATAGTAGATAGTATAACCACGGCGAAGCTGACGGTAGATACCCTCATTCAAATGGATAGGACCATTTTGATCCATAATAATACCACCTTCTTGCCACATCAACTGTCTAGCTTCCAGCTTAACCAACTCAGCCATACAGAATACCTCCAGCGTGGACGCTACCTTAGCCGTACGTAAATCAAGTCTACCATTAACAGTCTTGCCGATAATAGCCAAATCAGGAATATTACCCTCATACTCGCTTCTCATGGCATTCATACGACGAAGGGCAGTCTCCACGAACTCTGAAGTGCTATTCTGGGCGGCCTGCATGGACTTCATACCAGCATACATAGTTGTCTCACCCTCAACACCACGGTGGTTTCCTAAACGGAACTCACAAGTCATGGAACCGGCCTTGTCAGCTCCAGATACCTTAGAGAACTGGGTACTGTACTCACCAAGGGCATGACCGATCTTCCAATAACGGATACCCGGACGTAATTTCTCTTTAGGGAAGTATTTAGCCTTACCGCCAATAACACGACCCCAATAACGTGTCAAATCTCCTTCTGTCTTAGACGGGATCTCACCTGAGATAAGAATATTACAGCCGTTAGCGGCGTCGTAGGTAATGACATCATGAGCCGTAAACTCAGAGGTATTCAAAACGATATCAAACAAACTACCGTCAATACCCGGTTTCAAATAATGAGTCGAAGTATCCTCCGCCGTAACTACAGCGAATGTCTTTGTAACGGGAAGATCATAACGGAAAGAAGCACCGATACCGTTAACGGAGATCGTAGCACCGTTATTAATCATACCCATATACATTGGGACAGGATAGTTGGCGATGTTAGAGAATAGGTTCAACATACCAAGGAAATTCTTGTCCGGATTCTCATAATACCAGCTCGCTAATGAGCCTAGGTTATGCTCCACGAGCGAAGTCTTATAGTTCTTGGCGTCGGTGAAGGCGATAACGTTATCACCATTCACGGTAGCCGGAAAACTTTTTGTTAAAAAAGGATTCATAATTATCTATCTTTTAATGTTATACACTCTTTGATCCACTTAGATCAAGGAAGTTAGCCTCTATAGTATCATTATCGATATTATTCTTATTTTGCTTTCCTCCCTTATTGCCAGAAAGAAGAGTGATGGTCTTCTTATTGACCTCCATCTTAGCCTTGTTAGTCTTCTGTTTAAGGAACTCGTCCTTATTCATCAAGAACAAAGCCAGATCAGCGGCCATGTCCGGATTCTTGATAGCTTCCGAATAAGCTTTATCTATAGCCGTATGACCTTGATTGTCTATCGGCTTGGTAACGAAATCGACAGCCTTACCTATCATCGTGTCAGTCAACTGGAACCCTGAGCTTATAGACGTCTTAAGACCTTTCTTATAGATCTTCATCTGCTCAATCAACTCCTGTTTCCTTTTCTCGGATTTTTTCTTCTCCTCCTCGATAAGGTTATCCATCTCCTTTTTCAGGATATCATGGAACTTATTGGCCTTGGACTCAATGAACTCATCGCCCTTACCAATCATCATCTCCATATTATCCTTTATCTCGTCTTCCGGCATACCCAACATCTTATAATAATGCTGGATGACCGCAAGCTGATCATTCTTGTTGCTCATATCAAGGTTGTCCAACGGCGCCTGAATGTTCTGATATTGGTTTAGAAGCTGACCTACGTTACCTCCAGCCTTATCCACCTCTATCATCTTCTTCATAAAGTCAGACATAGAACCGGTATCAACCTTATCCTTCAACAACTCATCGGCCTTATCCTTGATCAATCCCTCCACTATATCAAGTAGATCATCTTCTTTTGTGATGGTAGAAAGATCAACTGGCTTGTCATCTACCATAATATCAAGGTTATCGATACTGTCGATGATACCTCTGGCGGCCATCTTCTCCAAGAAAGATTTCCCGTTAAAACCTGATACCACGTTATTATTATCAGTACCGCCTTCGCCAAAGGAATCCGGGTCTGGGTTGGTAGCGTCGCCGCCCTTATCCCCGCCACCTTCAGCCGCTCCGCCGTCGGCAGGCTCTTCCTTGGTATCACCTATAGGATTACCATCCTTATCATATTTACCCTCGATATTATTCTTATCGCCATCACCGTCACCACGGTAAAAAAGTTCCTCGACACTCATGGTCTTAAAACCCTTAGCGAAATCACCCATGTCATTCATACAATTTCCTTTTTTGCTTTTTACAAAAGTATTATTAATCCAATTACCAATTAAATCAAACCCATTATAGTATATGACAGAATTTTACGCCAAAATGATTACAGATTTTGTAAAAATATTTACAAAACTTGTAATCAATTCTTGTTTATTATTGACGTAAACCTATCTGTATCAGAACGTTTGTTTCTAGTGTCTATCGCCTTTTCTTTTAATTCCAACTTTCTTTTCTCTATCTCCTCACGAGATCTTCGCTCAGCCTCGGCGTTAGCCTGTCTGGTTCTCATCTCCTCTTCCTTGATATCAAGATCTCTTTCCCTTAAAGCCCTATCAGCCATAGCCTCGACATAATCCATGCCTTCAGAGTTGTTCTCGGTCCTAGCCGCTTGACCGGCGGCCATTATGCTCTTACCCCTTAAGTCGAAGTTGCCCTTGATATAAGCCAGCTCCTTATCCTTCTCATGCTCATCATTACGCGCCTGTTGCTCGGCCTCGGCTTGCTGCTGGACAAGTCGCTGTTGATTCTGGTATTCTTCCTGCCTTACACGATCGGCGTAAGATCTAGCATCCCTTCCGATCTGATTCATCTCAGCCGTTGAGTTGGCGCTCATCATCCTAGTGATATCAAGTAAGTCATTACCTAACGTGTTTGTCTGTAATATATATTGTTTCAAATTCTCCAACTCCAGACGTTTCTTGGAGTTAGAGACAGCCATAACATTAAGATGACGTAACGACAAGCTATTATCCGTAAGACTGATGTAAGCCAAGGAAAGATCGCTATTCCTGTACATCACGGTCCAATCGTATCCTTTCTTCTGGCATACTTGAGCCACGGCTAGATGAATATCCAATGTCCGTTTCTTGAAGTCATCGAAATCATTAAAGTAAGTCTGGGTCTGTAACATGGTAGCGTTAACCCCCTGTTTTACGCCCGTAGAACTCTCGTATCTGGTTGACTGACCCATTGCCTGCTCGGATATACCTATCATCCTATAAGCCATCATATAGGCGTAAGACGCCATTTCCATACGGGATCTTATCTGATCCGTATTAGTAAGATCATATACACCAAACTGGTTATATATGCTACTCATCTGCGGATTCTGGTAAGGATTATTCGTATCATTACCACCTACACCCATAAACGATACAGACTTAACGATCTGCATAAAAGTAGCTAAAGCACCCTTCTTGTCCATCATATCCTTATATTCCGTAGGCAAGAATCCCAGGTCGCCTAAGAAGAACTTACCGATCTCCTTCTCGGCGTTGTTGTATAGCTGGTTCATAGCAAGGTTATACATCATCTGGAACGGCTGTATGCGATCAGCGAGACTGGCCCCTATAAATCCCGAAACCGGAATGACATAATCATACAGACTACTATCACCATGTATCTGATGAGGTATTGGATCCCCGCCAATATATATAGGCTTATCCATTAAATTACCTCCGGTGATCTTAACTCCAAACCTAACCTCAGGCACATACTCCAAGATATAGGTATTAACCTCAGGATCACCAACGGCTTCTGCCATCACCCTCTTCACCTTCTTTATCCCGTTCTTCTCCAAAAACTCAGGCAATAGCTCGTCGGTAACAAGCTCCTGATCCACCATCCCGGTCTCCGTCATGTAAGTTATTAAGAATACCGGTTTCATGGATACCCAATATCCCTCCATGACCCTAAAAAGGCGAGAGTCTATCTCATATCTCTTGCCATCGGCCATTCCGGAGTTGAAATATCCAAAGGGATGGAAGCGGGGCAAGAAGCGGGGCTGGGTGTGCTCCTCCCCGTCCGGCCCGAAGGTGTGGTACTCACCCATCGGAACGCCGTAGTAATCCTCAGCGGCGACTATAGATTCATAGTCATGGTATCCCTTCCATGGGACAACCTCATTCTCGTACATACCGGTAATAGACGGCTTCTTTTTCTTCCAGTCATACCTAGTACCGTCATTAGATACCCATCCCTCATAATCATCATCACCGCCCATAATACGACGCTTGTCCTTGGCCGTCATCTTATGGCCGTATCTTGATATCAGCTCAACACCCTCGTAATAATGAATACGGCCCACATAAGATCCGTATTGCGGGTATTTCACGTCAGGATGGAATACCTCCATCGGGCTCCATACCTCCGGACGATAGTAGTCGAAGCCAACGAAATGATTACGGAACATCTTTCCGCTAAGAAGACGATCCCTGAAATTCTCCCTGTCAAGCTCATCCATATAAAACCGGCTACGGTCGGCCTCGATCGCATGATCCCCCCATACCGCCGCCTGCGTCTTCCATCTTGTACTCATGAACCTATGGATATCATCAGGGGTCATAGACACTTTGGCCTGTTGGATTTGCTGAACATAAGCCTGACGCTCCTCCTCGGAATTAAACTCATTGTACGTAGGATCAAGACCGGCCTCCACAAGACGCTGATTAACGATAATATCCCACTGTTCTTGTATATGACGATGAAGTAAGTTTGACATCGTATCCTCATACTCACTTATAGCCATATCCCCTACCTCATTAACCGTATACTTATCCTGTAGGTTTGTCAGCCATCCCTCAAAGGCATTTACGATACCACCTATGATATCATAATGCTTCAAGAAAGAAGGTATCCTTATATCGCTCCTTAGCTTCTGTACGCTCCTTAACTGAGGGATAACATCCGCCATCTCCATAAAAGATAACTTACCATCCGCCATCAGATAATAGTCACGGTACATCTGGTTATGATCATACTGTTTCAATCCTATCGTCTCAAGAGCGTCCATACAATCCTCCTTCCATTTCCTGTTCTTTTTCTTCGTGGAAATAGCCTGAGGAGGTAATCCTAATAACGCTCCTTTTGCTGGAAACGAATGATCTCTATTAAACACTTCCATGATTATTCAATTTTATTTACAACAAAGATAGGCGTTTAATTGACATTCATTTACCTAAAAGCTCCTATAGATACCGATCCAAAGGCAGAGGCATATACCTCATGGTGTTTATAAGCGTCTTCCTTGCGGGCATTATTCATCTCCTCGATCTTCGATTTAGGCATGTAGTTGTTATCGTCAAAATATCTGGCGAGAACCAACGCATGCCCGAACGCTATTATCCTATCGACGTTCAATCCGGGCTTGTACTGTATTATTTCATCCAGTAGAGCTATATCATCAATCAACTCAATACCCTTGACAGTTATATCAAGACCAGTCTGATCATCATAACCAATAACGAAATCCTGCCAGCAATAATCCACCACGCACGAGAATAGCAGGTTCTGGTTGCCGGGGGTCGGGTATAGCCCCAGCTTGCTGTTCTGCCGGGAGCCGGCCTTCACATACTTATTGGCTATTGCCTCACCAGCAAACAGAAAGAAAGACGCTGGCATACCGCTTTTACGGTTAAGATACTGCTCATACATCTGGTCAGCGTTCTCCATAAGACATATAGCACCATATCCTTTCTGAAGTACCTCGCATGTACGACAGAATTGGTCTATAGATGATGGGCGGGATACGTAAGAGGCAACTATTCTATAGGCATAAGGATCTCGGATACCAACACGCCTTTTGAATATATAAAAGGATCCCAATGAAGGAGTATCAGACTTGGCCTGCTTATACGGATCTTGGCCCGCCACATAAATAAAATCATCAAACCTATTGGATTGAGGCATCTCGAATATCTGGACAGGAGCGTCAATAACACCGCCGCTAAACGGGAATCCAGCCAGTTGCTTATTCGATTTAGTAGTCCCCAGTTTATTACCTGACTCAAGAAAGACATCACACAGCATACCGCTATATTGCCCCGACTCAAGGAGATCATTCTTATGCTTGATAGCGTACTCGACCGGGAATAGGTTCTGGGATGAGCTTAAAAAACAGTCGTCAATCGTAAATGGATAGAACATGGTATGAGAAGTGTACGCAACCCTATCTTTTGTAGATAGTTTCTTCCGTTCCTCATTAAGTTTATTGGTACTAGCCTCGAAATCAGTAGCGTCGATCTTGATCTTATTAAGCTTCTTGTCATCAGGCTTACCAAGATAATCGCCCAATCCTATAGTTCTCTTAACACCGGAGTTAGCCATCTGACCGGGGACAAACATCGCCCATTTCCGTTCTTTCCATGTTTTCCCTTTCATGGCTCTCCGATTTAAAATATCCCAGTCCATGACCAGGAGATTGTATGTATCAGGATCAGAGAACATCTCCTGAGCGTCCTTGGATAGTTCCACCTCACCACCGGTACCAGCCAAGATAGGACTGAGACGCCAGCCATAAGGAGTGTCGTAGGACGGCATGGCGGCCGTGTACGGTTTCTTGATAGGTCCCTTACCTACCTCGTCGAAAATAGCCGTGGCTGGGGTCAGACCGGCAGTCTTCTGCGTGGATGTCTTCCTACCCATGTTGATATTGGCTATGGATATTATGGCATGAACATCACGAACCCCGTTGGACATACGCTTGCCTAAGGTGACACCAGAACTCCAATCGGTCTTGGTCCTGTTAATTCTGAAAAAAGGATGCACATGATCAAGCCCATACTCACAATACTCACCTATATTAGACAAATCGCTATCGCTGAAACCTACCACGGAATGACTAAGCCCGATCGTCATGGTAGCGTTCATCTGAAGAAGGGATGACATGATAGTCGTATTATGGGATACGACAAAATTAGTGGTAAGGAACTGGTGAGACTTATTATCGACCTCAATACAAGTAGCTTTATACTTCCCGTAATAATCTATATCGGATATCCTAAGCCTGTTATGGGTCTTGGATATATACATATCATCACCATCCATAACGCAATAATATCCCATAGACCAAAATATTTTCCTTACGAAGGATATAATATACTCACTTTTGTAAACGACCTTAAAACGATCGTCACCAGTACTTATGCCGCAAGCTATCTTCATGAATGAGCTTATAAACAACTCTTTCTGTTTTTTGGATGAATAAATAATATCATCCATCTCCTTATTGCTTAACTCGAAGATCCTGTCGGTAGATCCACAAAGGAAAGAGGCGGTCAGAGACCCAAGGAGCTGGGGCGACATCAGCCACCGCCACTCGGGGAAATCCACGGCCTCCCCTATATCTATGGTCATCTTCTGGAAGTCAGAGTGGATGATACCCATAGTGCTCATGACTTTATAATCACCATGACATTTAACCTTCCACTGATGTTGACCGCAACATACTATACTGCGCCCGTCCTCAAACGTCACCTTATACATATCAACGAACCCTTGAGGATATACGCCTACTACAGTCGTAAGCTTACCATCATCGCCATATATGATATCACCGATATCAGCGAACCCTATCTTCTTAGGTCCATAAGGAGTATATATCAGCTCCGAGTCCAGAAGGGCCTTTCCAAAACGACGGGTACCGAACATCCCCAGCCCTTTCTTCTCCTGACGGGCACGTTGGTACATCTCAGCGAAAAACCATTCATTATCACGTAACCGGCTGATAGCAGGAACACGCTCCCCATTTGGAAGATCTTGAAATACGGGAAAGAAATTAACATGCCAATAAAGCCATGGCGGGATGAACGTACCGTTGATAGTCACCCCGTTCTTGACCTTATAAGCCTCCTCCGTGAAGAACTGCTTAACATCATCATCTTGATCCTCCCAGCCGAACAAATCGTTCCACACTGGAGGATTCTTCATGTTTACATAAAATTCTGGACTCGTGCTTAACCCCATCACTTCATACTTTTTAATACGGACTCTATACCTCCAGACACTTGTCCCTTACGTTCCTTCTTCTGGACATTGCTGACACTCCTGTATACATCCATGATCCCACTCTTCTCCATATACGAGTCATTCCATACGTTGATCTTATCGATCAGCTTGGATATGAAATCGAACGCCCTAGCCATATCCTCAGGCTTCTCCTTATCCCATGGATGCTTGGCGATATACGTCTTGGCGTCATCCACGGCCTTGGATATGACCTCAAGATTATCGTTTACCCGATCGACGTCCCTACTCGTCGGCTTTCGTCTTCCCTGTGGCATTGGCTTTCATATCCTTAAACTCGTTATACTGTTTCATAAGAAGCTCATAAGATTGAACAACCCCGATCTTACTTACTTCCGTCACGCTCATGTCATGGAACATATCCTCAAGCTCCTTGTCAGCGTATCTCAGACGTTCCTTGTCATCATAAAACACGAATCCAGACGTTCTGTCTTCTATAATACTCTTGGCGGTGGACGCATATGTCGTATCTAAATCCAGATCCATACCGAAGCTGGTAGCCAACTGGATTATGAACATCAACCTAGAATTGACTTTTACAGCCTCTATATTCAACATCTGTATCTTATGGGTCATCTCATGAAGAACGACAAAATCCTCCTCTTTTATCAACGAAGATGATTTAAGGGCTATCTTCTTAGTCCTATCCTCAATATCGCTATACAGACGCTTGCTCTCACGTTTTATGGCTATCCAATGCCTTATATGGGTATCCGCCTCTTCTTTAAGATAATCCCTGATCTCTGTTTTTATATCTTTATCTTCCATATTACGCATTATAATCGTTGTTGTTTAACTCGATCTCATCACTAATACTTTGGTCTATAGACCTCAATAGATCTCTGGTACTAATATCCCGCAAGAAGCGTACATTACCACCATTAGCCCTAGCAACTCTCCTTAAAGCGGAGTAAAGTATATCACCCAGCGAATATTCGGGCAACTCACGGCAACCGACTTCCATAACAATAAGGGCATGGATACGATCATCTATCTTACTTCTTACGGGGCTTCTCATACTATCTACTTATAAGCTTCCCCTATAATACGTAGCGGGAAATGTTTGAAATTACGTTCAGGATCGTCCTTCGTATAACCGATAAGAGATAGGTGTTTCTCAAAATGACCTTCCGTATATTTTGAGGTATCTAACGTCATCCTAAATATAGTTCTATTCTCATTGTCAGGATGTTTGTTATATGACACGTCTCCCATACATCCACATCCAAGATGATGCTCCTTGACATGGAAACCATCTTTATGGGTGATAAATAACACGATTTCTATCTTATCACCTATTTTCTGATCAAAAATATTTAAATAAAACTCACTCTCATCATCCGTAAGTCCTATATCAAAGGCATCGTTAGGGCACTCGATATTAAAATCGTTATGATCGGCTGTTATCACCTCCATAGCATTCCATTTGGCTTTCTCTCCTTCTACGAACTTCAATGGGCATACCTCGGTCTTCATCCAAGCCTTCTCCTTGATAAAACAACCACACAACGAACATGCCTGTCTTCCCATCAATCTTTGCAGCAATACCTTAGCTGGTAACTTAAAGAAAGCTATATTAGAAGAGTTCTTAGGACATTTCTTGCATAATTCAAGACGATTCTTGTACCACTCCGGATAATCCTTCTCATCCTTAGGAATCCTGCCCAATAAACTGTCTTCCCAAGCTTGGGCTATTACTTGGGCTTTACCAATTGTTTGCACGTTACTAAAATTATTTATTTCATTTATTAAATTCACATTCGTATCACAAAATGTTTACTCTAACCGGATTAAACGCTAACCCACTATCGATTATCCCACTTATGTAAGAATCACCGAATACTTTTCTGCCAATTCCGATAGCTCCATTGATGTCAGCGTTAATCAGCTTTCCGATAGAGCTTTGGAACAATCCACGTTTCTTTCTTTTGCCTAAATAAACATCATGCTTGCATAGTTTCTCAAAAGCCAAATGGTCTACTTTGGAAGTATAGGATTCCTCATTAGTTTGAAAGCTTATTCCAACCAACTTGCACTTATAGGATATCTTTTCAACAAGTTTTGAGAATGGAATCTCTACAAACTTCTGGTTTATCCTCTTTCCTAGATTTATTCCATTCTTCCATCCTTTATTCAAACCCACAACAAGATTCCCAATATTGTTTTCAATACAGATATTTACAATAAATCTGCTAACCTTGTGGATTTTATATTCAATCCAAAAATTCCTATAATTATTTAGCCGTCTAAGTCTCTTTGAAGTACCCTTATCGCCAATATACAACATCAACCTAGCTCTCTTCTTATTATACCACTGATTGAAGGATTTAATAATCTTGCCGTTTACAATGAAAGGCTTGACACCTACATTACTTATACATGTACATAAATTATTCAATCCCAAATCAATCGAAAGAACATTATCCTTATTCAGATTTAGATCCTGTTCCTTCTTCTCATAAATAACCTCAACCACATAGCATGTAGCTTGAGGGATTACCCTAACCTGACATAACTTGTTATCTCCTATTTTTGTTTTGATTGGTGGAATTATGTTTTTGATAAAATGGATATAACCATCACTCTTAAGCCTGCAAGCAGAAGTCGTAAAGACTACCATATTCTGCTTCTTACCTCGTTTGTATTTAGGCAATTTTGGTTTTGAGTTGAACTTAGAAGGATTCTTTTCATATTCCTTCTTTAACCTGATCCAAGACCTTATCGACGAGAAAACTTGGGCTATGACTTGCTGAGATAACGCTGCTGGTAAATTTCTAAAATCAAATTGATTCTCCTTACAAAGTTTGGTTGAGAACTCGTATTCCTTCAGATAGTTACCATCAAATATCCCTTTCCTGACGTTGAAAAGAACATAATTATACAACAACCCGGATTTGAGGCATATATCCTCAAACCGATTGTCTTTTACAATATGTCTCTCAACTAGTCTCATTTTTAATATCTTATGCCATAAATATAAACATTCTTTATGAAATAAATAATTTATTCAACTATATTATTTCTTAAATTGTTTTTGTTGAAAATCCTGTAATTGTTCCCATGTCATTCCATACCGACATTGATACATGGCCTCATGGTTATCACGTATAAGAGGATCTCCGTTCTTCAACCCCTCCATATCCTCTATCGCATTAATCTTCTTATCAAGACAATCAAGCTCAATAGGCATCCTTTCATCCGGATAACGATTACCTTCCTTGACAAATATCCGGCGTATCTTATCACGCCTTACCCGCATCTCTCGGAGATTGCATATAACGTATCCGATAAACGGGATTCTGATAGATATATTGTCAGTATACCTAGCTAGGTGATGGATGTAAGATACGGATGCTTTCATGCACCACTCTACCTGTTGTTTGGTAAACTTCCCATCAGATCTTCTTACCACCTCATCCACGATATCCCTATCGAATGAAATAAGATTCCTACCCATCAATATCCAATTTGTTTCTCTTGAACACAAACCCCATTACACGGGTATCATCACCCTCCCCGTCAAGAATAAAATAGTTACGTAAGCTTCTCATCTCAATAGACAGCTCACGGGTACGGAAGTTCCCGTTCTTCTTGTCCACCAGAAAACCCCCACGTTTAAGCTCGTTGTTCAGGACAGCGACGTAAGATTCCTTCTGTCCATGACAATCCATGTACTTAGCCCTGGTATCATCCGAGTATCCGTAGTTGATGTAGAAAGAAAGTAAGTTTATCGTCCTTTCGGTAATCAAGCTCTTACCCTTAGAATCCAGATAGCCGTTGTATATCCTTAAGAACTGCTGGATCATATCCAGTCTAGTGTCGTAAGGTAACGCAAATACGAAAGCTTTTCTCTGTTCCGGCATATAAAATTAGTTTTCGACAAAACTACTTAAAAAAAATATCGTTGTCAAGAAATTATGCCATAATCAACATAATATATGCTGATTAGCATGTATTTACGAACATCCAAAGGAAAAAGGTGGTGGAAATGGCGGAGGAAGGCCGAATGAGTCCACCGTAAGCCACGGCAACGAGGTCAGTTGAGCACCGGCCATACATGCCTCCGAGCGGCGGTGGACAGCCCTATCCTGCCTCAAGGGACATGACCACACCTTTTCCCTTTGGATGCCTTCCTGCCGTGCTAGGGGATATAAATCCAAAGGAAATGGGAAGTCCTGGGGCGATGGAGCCTGCCGTAGAGGATACGGGCGGCCGGAGCGCGAGCGATCGTACAAGACCTCGCTTTTTCTTCTTTGGCTTATGCTCCACCCGATCCCCCTACCGGGGTACCGGCTTCCGGTATAGCTTATGCTCCACCCGATCCCCCTACCGGGGTACCGGCTTCCGGTATAGCTTATGCTCCACCCGATCCCCCTACCGGGGTACCGGCTTCCGGTATAGGATACGGCTTCTACCAGGTTTAGCCTGCGGTATCCTGCCTGACGGCACCATACCTTGGCTATTAAATAGAGACTTTAAGTGGAGTACACAGGAACTCGACGTCAGGAGAGGTTCTGTGTACGGATAGAGATATTAGAAAGTAGTATATGTTTATAGAGTTAATTATATTTAATAAATATACCTATTAACGCGCGCGTAACAAGTAGGTTGGGAAAAAACGATCGTTCACGCGCACAGCGTTTTACGAACATTACCTACCCTCCTTAAACAACAAATGGGCGACCTTCACAGGCTACCCATCCATCCGAATAACTTGTTTCGTATTGATGAAACTTGTATATTCGCAGCAAAAAAAAAAAAATTATGGAAACAAAGGTAACACTTTTACAGAAAATGAAATCAAATTTCGATAAGATTCTTACCGAAGCATATATCCCAAAAGATATACAAGCAAAAAAAGATGAGCTTGGATGCCTAAGGCTTCCGGCAGGATCACTTGTCTGTCCAGTAGATTACAAACCTGTAACTAATAAGGACGGGAAGAAGGTTACGGCCGTAAAATACTCGAACAAGAAAGATAATATAAGAGGTTCCGGTATGGTTATAGAAAAGAAGTGTAAGCAGGTAACGGCTTATCTTTCTATCATAAATGTACAGAAGCATGTATTTTTAAGAAATAGGATGAGAGATGGTTACCGTGACCGTATCGAGATCAATACCGATGATTTTATAGATATCCTATCCGATGGCATAGCTTATTTCTGCTACAAACATGTTATAGAGAACTGCCATGAGGATATAGACTATCAGCTAAAGACGCTTAAGGCTTACGCAGAGGGCGAGATAAGAATAGCTTTATCTGATATCATGATCTACTCGTATAAGGCTAAGAAGAATGAGGATACGAAAGAAATATTCGTAGGTAAGAAAAGATCCGTATACAAATGTCTGGATAAGAATTTAAGCTCAGACGAAAGACGGAATATGGCTAACAAAAGCCGGAAACTTGATCGGGTAAGAATCCTTTCCAAGATAATATTCAGGGCCAGAACCAGAAACGTACATCATATATACAAAGTAACTAAAAGAAAGACAATTAAGTTCAATGTAGCATACCTTCTTAATGAGTTGAATAAGAAGCTTGCGGGAATAGGCATGCATGAGATATCTCAGTCAACTATATACAGATACATAAGCATGTTCTTAGGCATGTGTAAGAAGAGTATATCCGATTTGTATGACGAGGTAAAAAAAAACAATGGAATAGCGAATGCCAAAGACAGGAAGAACGTAACTATCGGACACCTAAGACTATCATACAGAGGAAAGATAATGCATATAATCATCGCCGAAGATTTTATAAAAGACGTCTTTTTAGGGGTAAAAGGGCTCGAGATGAGTAAAGCTGGATGATTTGAATATCAGATATAAAATTTAATATTTACATATTATTCGCATTTATTTTTTATTAGTTAATTATAACTATTCGTATCTTTGTACCATAAACTTAAAAAGATATGGTTCAAGAAGATTTTAGAAATGAAAACGACCTCCTTCGTCATATTATGACGGTGGATCAAAACGTGGAGCAAGGTCGTGCCTTGAAAAAGATTTTCACCACTAGGGAAAATCTGTTTATTACCGGTAGAGCTGGTAGTGGTAAAAGTACGTTCATGAGACGTATCGTAAAGTTCTTGGGTAAATGTGTTATAGTAGCCCCTACTGGGGTTGCGGCCTTGAATGCCGGAGGACAAACCATTCATTCTTTCTTCGCTATAAAAAACGATCCTTACATCCCCTCAGTAGAGAGGAATATGTTATCAAATAAGGTTGATGTAAGTCCGTTCATGAAAAGTAAGGTCAAGAATCTTGATACTATCGTTATCGATGAGATTAGTATGGTAAGACCCGATTTGCTTGATGAGGTTGCCGATATACTTAGACAATGTAAACGAAGTAGGGAACCTTTTGGTGGGGTTAGGCTGATCATGTTCGGCGATCTGTCGCAATTACCTCCTGTCGTGACTGCGGATGATTTTATTGATAAATATTATGAAAGCCGATTCTTTTTCTCGTCAAAAGCATTAAGAGCCTCAGGGTTCTCTGTAATTACCTTCGATAAGGTATTCCGTCAAAAAGATCCACAACTTTTGTCTGTGTTGGAGGATATAAGATGTGGGGTTATTACCGATGAATCTAGATCTATCCTAAAATCGAGGGTGATATGCCCTGAGAATATGAATGATACTATAGTAATATGCTCAACCAATAAGGAGGCTTATGAGATAAACAAATCTAATCTTGATAAGATAGATAATAAGGTATTTAAATTCGAGGCTAAGATATTCGGTGAAAAACCTATAGCTCCATGCGAGGATGAACTTATAATAAAAGTAGGAGCTAAGGTTATAATAACGAGGAACGGTAATGGGTATGTGAATGGTTCTATGGGTGTAGTAACAGATATAGATCCATATGAGGACGCTATATCCGTACAGCTTACCGACGGCAGTGAGGTTTATATAACTAAAGAAAAATGGGATAAGATAAAATACAGGCAAGTAGATGGATCTTTAGAAGGAACGTCTTGTGGTTATATCATTCAATATCCGTTAAGATTAGGATACGCTATTACTTCTCATAAAGTTCAGGGGATGACATTAGACAATATATTCGTTGATATGAGCAAGGCTTTTGAGATCGGGCAGATATATACCGCTCTTTCAAGATGTAGATCGATTGATGGTCTTTATCTAAAATCAGTACCTAATGATAACGCGATATTGTTAAGTGAGAATGTATCAAATTTCATGGAGAAGGTGGATGATAACGATGGCGTGTTCCTGCCGGAGAAGATATCTGATATCGGTAAGGGTATGATAAAGAAGCAACAGGATTTGTTTAATTTTGAGGAATTTGGGTTGTAATGGCTAAGAAAGAACTTTTTTCAGACGTAGATGAGTTAGTATCATCTTTAAATAAAGAGCTTGGAGAAGGCTCGATAATGAACTTCGGTGACGATAAGCCTATAATATCCATACCAAGGGAAAGCACTGGTTCTCTGGTGGTGGACAAGGCCCTCGGCGGCGGATGGGCGGTAGGCCGGATCCATGAGCTGGTCGGGATGGAATCTTGTGGCAAGACCATGATGTGTACGTTAAGTATGATCGAGTTCCAGAAAAAGCACCCCGATAAGCTGGTAGCTATAATAGACGTGGAGAACGCTTTCGATATTGAGTACGCTAGGAAAATGGGATTAGATATAAACCGGTTTTTGATCTCCCAACCAAGCTACGGGGAGCTGGCTATTGACATCACAGCCAAGTTAGTCGAGTCCGGGAAGGTCGGATTTATTGTCGTAGATTCTGTAGCCAATCTGGTACCTAAGAAGGAGATAGAGGGCGATATGGAAGACAGCAACATGGGATTGCAGGCTCGTTTGATGTCCAAAGCCATGAGGGTTCTTACAGGAATCGTAAACAAAAGCGACTGTGTTCTGGTATTCATCAATCAGTATCGGGAGAAGATCGGTGTTATATACGGCGATCCTAAGGTAACGACCGGAGGTAACGCTCTTAAGTTCTATGCCTCTATCCGTATGGAGATGGCGAGAAAGAAGGTTATATTAGGAGAGGACGGATCTTCAGTAGGTCATGAGGTTAGGATAAAGGTGCTGAAGAACAAGACAGCCGTTCCGTTCCAAATAGCAGAGACAGCCTTGTATTATGGCGTGGGGTTTGATAAGGAACTTGAACTTTTGAAGTTATGCGAGGAAACCGGTATCTTTATCCGTAAAGGATCATGGTACTGGTACGGGGATGTTCGTGTAGGGAACGGAGTCGATAATACGTTAAGTATCATGAGGGATAATCAAGAATTGTGTCAAGAATTAAGAACTAAATTGAATTTGTAATCATGGCAATAGGAGTAAAATTTGTAGACGTAATACCGTCCAGTGTAGAGAACGCTGTCGAGGTTAAGAAAGGGGATGTGAAGAACTATCTGTTCGTAGGTATTCCCATGAGTGAGTTTATTGGAAAGAGATATGAGTATGAGGGATTCATATACATGTGCCTACAGGGTGTCACCGGTGGCACGGAACTTGGCGGAGATATAGCCATAGCCGTATTGAGACCGGTTCGCCCCGCCGTCGGGCAGGCATCTTATCATTTGGTATCGTATACACCTCTTACGTATACGAGATCTGATGTGGCGATATTCCTTCGCAATGGTGATTTTAAGGTTGTTAAACGTGACGATTGTAATCTTATCTGATCATGGGAACATATATATCGATAAAATCAACAGTAAACGCATTCAGGTACGGGATTGATCCTATACCTGAATGGTTTGATAAGATATCCCAAAGAACCAAGGAGCTTGATGTGATGGTTGACGGTCACAAGGTAAAGGCTTTGGATATAATCATAGAAAATGGCATTCTACGGGCTTTTTACGGTTATTATATAGGTATGTATCCGGATAACTCAATACAGGTGTTTAGACCGGAGGATTTCCATTCATTATATACGTTGAAGTTATGAATATATCAATAGGTATAGATCCGGGTATAGACACCGGAGGATTGTCTATGATCCCGGAGAACGGGGATATTAAGGTAATTATGACTCCAAGGATATCGGTTAAGGGGGATATAGATCTTAGGGCTATATCAAGCTTCTTCCTCGATGCCGCTGACAAGATCCAAGAAAAGGGAGGCGGGACGCTGGCGATCGCCGTCGAGGACGTCCACAGCATCCACAACAGCTCGGCCGCCAGCAACTTCACCTTTGGAGGGAGACGCAGGGAACCGAACGCCCTATTCGCTATGATGGTGGAGATGATGGAGCGATACGGATCTCACCCGGATGTTAGGTTCATGTTCGAGGAGGTGCAACCAAAGACCTGGCAGAAGGAGCTTCATACGACAGCCGATCGGGTGTATACGGCGGCGAAGTTAGACACGAAGGCTACCTCCATCCGATGTGCCATGCGCCTTTTCCCTTTGGTTTCTTTCGTGAAACCATGGTCAGGAAAAGGAGTACAACCTACTAAGATACAAGACGGCATGTGTGACGCTACGCTTATAGCCGAGTATATTAGACGTAAGTTTAAACTATTTTAATACTATTAAGTATTTATTGTATCTGTATTAATATAATTATGATTATATTTGCGATGTAATAAAAAGTTGTTCGTTATGCTTATAAGATGCTTGTCGAAGTCATTAAATGAGAAGTTGGGCAAATTGGAGACGGTTGTTAAGAATGCCGGTCCCAACTCCCTTTATAAGGATCTTAAGATAGATGTTGTCAATAATCTGGCTTATATCACTTCCGTAAATGCAAAGGTATGTGTTATAGAGCGATTGGAGGTAGAGGCTGACTCTAACTTCTCTTTCTTGGTAGAGGCAAGCTCTTTTATTAAGTTCATGAAAAAACAGAAGAATTGTGAGATTACGATACTGCTTTCGGATAGAAAAGATCAGATCACGATCCACTACGCTTCTGGTGAGTATAGTTGTCCGGCTTTTGATATCAATACATTCCCACAGGTACATAAGATACTTGATGGAGGAATTAAGGTTAAGATGAGCGATTATGTTTCGGTTCTTAACAAAGCCAGCGATTATACGGAGGTAGATGACTTTTATCCATGCATCGAGAATGTGGTTATTGATATTGATGATATTAATATTAATATAGTAAGTACGGATAGAAATACTATTTACAGGTATTTTGTCCCTAATCAGGATAAGGTAGAGAAGATGTTTATACCGGTATCGAACGAATCTGCGATATTGCTTGATAAGCATATCGATAAGTCATCGGATATGTTGTCTATAAAAGTGGACGATACTAAGACTTATTTCTCTACGCCTGATATGGATATGTATGAGACCCATTTTGAGGGTAATTATCCAAATTGGAGGTTCGTGGACGAGCATTTTGTCAAAACAAGTACCTATGTCTTTGATAAGGATCTACTCGTCCAAGCCCTCCAAAACAATCTTAAGGTAAATGAGTTCGATCATTGCAAGTTGATATTTACCGATAAAGGATGCGGTATTATGTCAGAGAACCCGTCTTCCGGTAAATCATGTAAGGAGAGACTTGCTTCTTTGTCTTATCATGGTGAAGATATTATATGTAACGTATTATGTGGAAGATATCTTGGTATTATAAAAAGCGTCTCATGTAATAGGGTGGTTATCGAGCATGATCATAAATCTCATTTCAATAAGATTTATGGGGAGGATAATAAGAACGAGTATTTCTTGTCATCATCAGTTATTGTTTAATATTTAAAAATACATAAAATGGGAGTTAGAGAAAATTCATCAGGTGGTAATAACCATTACTTTAAAGTAAGTGGTAGCGGATTATTATATCAGTCATCAAGAGAACCAAAGGAAGGTTTCGAGGAGCATATAAACGAGAAGACCGGAGCCGTTTCTTATTGGAGGGTATTCTGGAACGGTATCGAAGGTTATTTGTCTGATATCAATGTGCGAGAAGTGGAGTTCAATGGAATAAATGCCAAATACTTATCCATAAAGATAAGTGATGAGGATGGTAATTACTTTATAAACGTTCCTTTGATGACTCAAAAAGGAGGTATCAATAATTACGTTAAGTCACTGGTAAGGTACTTGCCTAATATCGACCTGAAACGTAAGGTGGTGATCAATCCTGCTCATGCTAAGAAAGGGGATCAATATGCTCCCGGTAATTTTTTCATTTCATACGCTAGGGAAACTCCAGATGGGAAGGACGAGCTTATCCAGCAATATTATAAGAACGGGCAGAATGGATGGCCTGACAGGGTTGAGAGTACTGATATAATGGGGAATAAGAAGTTTGATTATACGACCCAAGACGCTTTCGCTTATCAGGTACTTAATAAATATATCCAAAGTATTAAAGCGGATGGCGTGAGACCGGTTCAGTCTCCAAGCCAAAACAACGCTGGTGAGGCTATAACGCAAACGCCCCCACCGTCATACGCTACGCAGGCTCCGCAGCAAGCGCAAGCCCCTTTGTTTGGAGGTCAACAACAACCTCCTCAATATCCTCCTTTTGGAGACGACAGTGATCTTCCATTTTAACTAACTAATTAAAAAACAGAAAGTTAATGGAGAGTAATTTCAATATATCTACTAAAGTGAATCGTGTCTCGATGCCTACCCAAAATAAGGTAGATACGGTTATGAAGAACCTAGGGCATCGATCTTGTATAGCGTATTCCGAGGAAAAGGATATGTATTATAAGGATGGAGAATGGGTAGCGTCAGATCTTGACGCTACTATCTTACCTCTTAGGGAGATGTTCGAGAAGACATCTGATTTGAAGTTAGGATTGAAGATCGTTTATTTAATAATCAAATTATAATGGCCAGTATTGAGGATATTAAAAAGCTTCTGGAAAGCAAGTCGTTTACATCAGCCAGAGACCTTGATGAGCTTGAGGAGAAGCCGGATGATAAACAAAACGAGGTTAGATTGAATTGCGACCCTATGGTAGGGATGATGGAGAAAGAGGGGAAGATCTTCCTTAACTCCGTAAGATTCTCGAAAGCATGGAACTCGTTGGGTAAGGATATTCCTATCAAGCAGGGTAATGCTTTCTCATTAGGACAGGGTGATGTCCTTGATATAGACACAGGGGTATGGGCGTCGTTTCCGGATAATACCATAGGGGTGTTGATGATGCTGCCGTCGTTTACCGGAGATACGGGACTTACTTTGGTAGGATCACCGTTCGTCTCGTCTAATAACGGGAATATCATGATCAGGGTCACTAATGTCCGTAAAGATATGGCTATAGTCGAGAAAGATAAACATATAGCTGAGTTAATTATAGTCGGCAAGATAAAAGCCGATATTCGTGAAACTTATAACAGCAATAAAGATGTTCGGATTGAAGATAGTAAAGAGTAGCTATATAAATACTCTAAAACAGGATCTTGATGAGGCTATTAACTATTCAAATAAATTAAGAGAAGATTACAAAAATGCTCTTGCGAAGGTATTTGAATTGAATGAGAAAGTAAGTTATCTTAATACGCTCATTGATTCTATTAATAAAGATATAGAATCAAAGGATTCTCATATAGTTAAGATGGGAAATGAGCTTAGTAAATCAAGAGAGCTATATAATGAGTCGGTAAAAGAGAAAGAAACTCTTAAACGGGCTTATATGGATATCGAGAAGAAACATAAACTATCATCTAAATTACTCGATGAGGCTAGAAGAAGATATAAGGAACTTGAGGACCAGAATAAAATTATGTCAGATCGTATCAAGTATCTGGAGGCAGAGATTTTAGACATCGATGTTCCTAATGAGGTTGTTGTTGATGAGGATAAGATGGATCCTAACTCAGGTCATATTGATATACCTGAAAATAACGCCCCTGAGGTCGCTGATGCCGGTATTGACGGAAATGTCGAGAATAAGGCGGAGAATAAGAAGAAATCTAAGAAACGTAAAAAATCTAAGAAAAGTGAATAAGATCTTGTTTTTCTTGTTAACGTTATTTACCTTAGCGGTTGTCGGATGCAGTACGTCAAGAACCTATTATACGGAATATGATACTACTGACATATCTTATGTAGTGGATTCTATAGTGTCTTCCGGGACCGTGATGGGCCAATGGAAGGAGTGGCGGTTTACGCTGGACGACGGCCGGGTCGATAACTTTGGCTTTACCGCCCTGTACGACGCCAAGGGGAAGGCTAGGGGGTCTATACAGGTAAGGCAAAGATCCGATACGTTTAATATCAAGATAATTGATTACCATAAAAAAAGATAAGTAATGGAATACGGACTAGGTTACATACCATCGCCCGCAGATGATAGGGACGCTATTATGAATATGCAGCATGAGGCTGTCCCTGATGAGTATAAGGTCAATAACGTTGATAGCGTAGTGGATCAAGGTTCTTCCCCTATTTGCGCGGCAATAAGCTTGGCTGAGATACTTAATTGGAGAAAGAGTATAATGGCTATTAAAAGACCGGCTAAGATCTCTCCCTACGATATATATGATCTGAGAGAGGATAAGGATCAAGACGGGATGGTTCTTCGTGACGCTATCAAGTCTATCAAGAACGTAGGCGTAGATGGGGAGAAAATAAACAGTTACGCTAGGATCATAGATCCGGTATCGGCTAAGGTAGCTTTGATGCTGAATGGGCCTTTGGTTATAGGTCTGTATTGCTATAATTATGGTAATCGATTCTGGCAAGGCCAAGGGCAGAACTTGGGAGGTCATGCCGTTATCCTCACCGGCTGGGACAAGGCCGGCTTCGTCCTACAGAACAGTTGGGGGACGGGATGGGGTAGGTCTGGCGTGGAGACGTTCCCGTTCGAGGATTGGTGCTATATGCTAGAATGTTGGACAATAGTTTCATAAAGTTACTATATAAACTTCGAGAAATTCCTATCCACATCCTCTTGTGAAAGCCGATGTGGTGTATTTAGGACCCGTAGCTCAATTGGTAAGAGCAACTGGCTCATAACCAGAAGGTTGTCGGTTCAAGCCCGGCCGGGTCCACGCTATTTTTTAAGGAAAAACTAGCATAGAGTTTTGTCATTAGGTTTTTTAAAGTTTAGACGTTTGATGTCATGGTTCGTGAGAATAAGGACATATGCCCTAATAGTTCAATGGATAGAACACGTCGGTCCTAACGATGAAATTTCGGTTCGATTCCGGATTGGGGTACATGGTGTTTTCTTAAACATATTCCCGTAGGTCGGTAATTAACGATAACCGGTAGACAGCCTACGGGAATTAATAAAATCTTACGTGCTTAAGATCGCTTTCAGTTCTATTTTTCGTGTGTAATCTATAGGAGGGTAGCACGACCCTCCTTTTTATAAATACTATTTGCTATGGACATTAATCAGATAAAAACGTATCTACCTTCAGGATGGGATGTGGTTGATCTAATAGATCACGGCATAATCGATCTTGATATCATGAATGGGAAGATGATTGGTGAGTATGTGGCTGTGTTGATGATAAAGTCTTATGATAAGATTACTGAATCACATAACTTAACTACTTTCTCGTTCCATGATAAGGATATGGGTGGATTACGGAGATTGGTATCGAACGCTATAATGGCGGTTGGGTTAAGGAATAATCCTCTGACAGGAGATGGGAACACGGCAATCAAATAAAGGTGCTGAATACACTGAAAGAGGGATATTGGATATCATTAACAGACAGTTCTTGGTATCTCCTAGATGGATTATAAACAACTTGTATGTCTATAATTGGGAGTCCGATTATCTGGCTATAACCAGATCCATGTACGCTTATGAGGTTGAGGTGAAGATCTCGTTGGCTGACTATAACAAGGATTTCGAGAAAGAGGGTAAGCACCAAGTAATGCAAGGCTGGTTCGAGGCACGGAAGCAAGCCCTATACGAGATCGGGGACTGGGTCAGGTACGGCCGCCCCAACTACTTCTACTACTGCGTTCCTGATGGGTTGGTTGATCCTAAGGACATACCTCCGTACGCCGGGCTTGCTTATGTTTGTGGCAGGAATTTGAGAAAGATCAAGGACGCACCTATCCTGCATCGTGATAAATTTGACCCCGAAGCTTATAAGATGGCGGACAAATTCTACTACAATTGGTGGAACGAGAGACGTAAAGCCAGACAGATAGAAGGGAAGGATATGAAAGATGAGTTCAGGAAGAGCATGAAAAAGGTGAAGGAGAAGATAACCGTCGATGCCAAGATCAAGGCGATGGAGGCGTTCTGGAGCGTCTGCGATTATGCCTACTGGCCGTACGGGGGAAGAGGGGTGCCCGGAATGAGACCCAACTGTTCCGCTTGTGGCGAGGAATGTAATTTACAATGTCCGAAAGGAAAGGAATTTAAAAACAAGATACGATGAGTAAGATTAAAAATGTATTGGCAAGAGCCATTTCATTGGCGTCAGAACAACCAATGAGTTATAATGAGGTAAAATCATTACTTGAAGATATAGATACTTGTAAGGTCAAGATATGGCTGGAAGAAGGAGCGATATTGCCTAAGTACGCCCATAAGGAGGACGCTTGCATGGATCTGGTCGTCAAGGATGTAGAACTTGACGGAGGCAGGACCATATATCATACCGGTGTACATGTAGCATTGCCGGAGGATTATGAGATGGAAATACGCCCTCGTAGTAGCATCACCAAAACAAAGTCTGTTATCCAAAACGCCCCGGGAACCGTTGACGAAGGATATAGAGGCGAGATTATGGTAGTATGTAGACGTGTGGATTGTTATGATGATCCTTCTTATTCGGTTGGGGACAAGGTAGCTCAATTGCTTATCCGTAGGAGGGAACGTATCGTATGGGATCAGGTGAAGTCGTTGGATGACCTCGGATATACCGATAGAGGCGATGGTGGATTCGGAAGCACGGGGAGGTGATCATGAGCGGAAGGGTTAAGATAAAGATCAAGGATAAGAAACCTAAGATCGATGTATTTAAGATAATAGAGAACCGGTTCAAGAACATGTACGAGCTTCGGGATCTGATCGACATGGATCCAAGGAAAGGGCTGGTCAGGATCCGGGACGGGGCCGGCTTTAGGGAGGTGGAGAGGGGCGGATGCCTGCACCGGAACTACCTTAACCTGTTGGAGGAAGAACTGGGCGCTAAACTATCTATAGATCTGATAGATAAGTATGTTAAAAGAAAATAGCATACCACCTGCCATAGGTAATCCCTAGGGCAGATCCGTTTTATATACCGATGTGTCTACCACTATCTGGGTATCCAGATCCTCAATCAACTCAATGATCTCATCCCTTATATCATAAGAAAGCAAGATCGGTATTATGGTTAGTATAAAAGATAGTATTATTCCTGATCCTATTATGATAGCAATATCATCGCACTCTATATCTAACATCGGCATGACAAACATCAACCCGGACATGAATATCATCACGAACAACGTGGATATCTCATTTATCATATCCCTCTCCATTACGTCCTTAATCATATCTCCTCAACTTTAGTATGGTTTATTATCCTACTGATATGACGGATGCTTAATCCAGTCCTGTCCTTTATCTTGCCATATACGTAGTTCCTTGACACGACAGTAGCCAAATCACATAGCTCGTCCAGTATCTCGTCATACATCCTATGGATCTCGTTGTCGCGGATAACCGTACTGTCCCTTACATATATCTTCTCAACGTCGTCGTCGCAGAAGAAGATCTTAAGCTTATGAAATATGTATCTAAACATAATTATAGTTTTGTCCCAAAGATGTGAAA